ATCCGCCGTTCGGTGCTGGCTCACGTTGGCTTAGGTATGCTAGACGAGACAGAGGTTGAGACAATCTCTGAGGCACGCAAGGTCAACAATCCGCTAGATGAATTGCCAAAGCCACCGAGTGCGTTCGGCAGCGCAATCAGTAACGTCGTAGCCAGCGCAGTCCAGCAAGCCAAGAAGGACGACGTGGTTGAGGCAGTCGAGATACCGGTAGGAACTGTATATACATTAACCCTACCCAATGGAGAGGCAACAGACCATCCTACCTACGACGCATGGGAATCAGCCTACGTGGGAATGATTGAGAAGATTGCCAAGGCAGGCAAGGCCCCGGTTCAGAAACGATTGGATAGCATTGACCAACTAAAGCAATGCAACTTTGAGGTTATTGAACAGCTAACCTTGGAGATGAGAATGGTTCTCAATACCAAGGTAGCCAAGTGGTTAGCGCCACTACGGGAATCAGCTCAGGTATAAATCCCGTTCGTGTTTGCGGCGTTTGACAAGGCCGGGGAGCTCTTTGCCCCCGGCTTTTGTCCATGCCATGAAGCCTTCTGCTGCGCCATCAAAGTCACCACGGTTATGCTTCATGCGAATAGTAGAACGTTGTAGATTACCTAGTCCGACGTTGAAGCTGAAGGAGACCAGAGCATCGAAGCGGCCTTGGGTAAGTCCTTCTGGACATAGTCTAAGTACGCCTCGCTCAAACGTAGCGAGGTCTTTTGCAAGTATGTCATTGACTTCAGCCATTGACAAAACTCTATCCCACCCATCAGGGATACTAAGTCCTTTGCGTTCATCTAGCTTTACCCTTATGTGATTAGGATCGATAACATGACCAACGCCAACAGTCCACAGTAAAGCAGGACAGCGGTATGGACGAAGTCGTACCCCCTCGTCTTTTTTGATTCCTTCGATTGCATCCTTGCTTACCTTCACTTCTTGGACCAGCCCCTAGACCCGAACCAGAATCCAATGATGCCGCCCAGCATGGCCATCTCGTCGCTTGAGAAGATAAGCTCGGCCACCTTCTCAACGTCGCCCACCGACGCTACTAGGTGCGGCATGGTAAAGATGTTCCAAGCTAGCCATGCGTTGATTGCCACCAGCTCAAGCACAAAGATGTAGGTCACGGTCGGGCGTACCGTGCCAACGTAGTTGACCACCCAAGTAGACGCACGCTCCATCACCTTCTTGTCATGGTCGAGAGCTGCGTTTTGCATCTGAGCTTCGGTCTGCATGGCAATCTGGTCAGTACGGATTTCCTCAACCTTTTGCTGGGCAATAAAGCCACGCTCTGCCAAGGCCAGCTCACGCTCAGTTTGAATCTGGGCTAGCTTTAACTCTTGCTCTTTGTCAGATTTATCTTGGAAAAAATCTAAGAGACGAGGTAGGCCAGAGATAAGTAGACCACCGAGGGTAGAGATAAGAGATAGCATTACAGGTGTCCTTTGAAAATGTAATAGGTTGTAACAATAATTAGGGACGCTATGAAGCACATGACTTTGAGCTCACGCAGCTTCTTTAGGTCACGGCCCATCTCGTCACGGCCATCCTTGACTTCCTTCATCTGCCGTTCTTTGATTGCCTGAATATCCTTCCACTCAAACTCAGCCTTTTCCTTGCCGTAACGCTCGACAAGCTGTTGGAACAGGTCGTCCTCTGCTTCCTTAATCTCTTTCAATCTGCGCCACTCCGCAAAGGCTGTGAGGATTGTGGTATCACCCTTGATTACACGCTGTTTCTTTTGAAACTGTTGCTTGGCCTGAAGCTCGGCAACGCCCAGCTTTTGAATGTCAGTAACCACCGACTCAATCTCTTTGCCAGCAGCCAGCGCACTCTTGATGCTCTGCGCTGCGCCTTTAGCCGATGATACTAAGTCACTCATGTCAAACCCTTTGGCCCCTGAAATAGGCAACGCCATCAAGCACTTCGCACAACTCTGGCGGAAGCAGCTTGCCGTTCTCAAATGTAAGCACTACAAACCCAGAGCACCAGTTGACTGGGTTCATCTCGGTGTAAGTGAACTGATCCCCGTATGGTTCGGCCAGCGTCCCGGCGTCTACCCCCCAGCGACGCCCGTCATAATCTGAAAAGGGGGTCGTTTTGAGCTGGTGTAAATGCCCGGTTATGATTGACCTGCCAGACTTGAGCGCATTATTCCACGTACTATGCACGCCGTTATGATAGCGATGCTTGATAACAACAGAGTCGTTAATGTCTATACGCCATCCGGTATGCCAGCCCGGGAAGTACGCAAACAAATCGCTAAACTCTGATAGCTCAGGTGCGTTCTGAGCAATGTAGTTAAAGAGGCGCACGTCATGGTTGCCATACGTCCACAGTTTAGTAGCGTTCTTAGATGCGTTAGCAATCTCATGCAGCCGGTCTTGGCAGGCTTCGATTTCCTGCTTTGGTGTTGGCGGGTTAGTTTTCATCAAAGCGGCATGGCGGCTAATTCTAGCCCCATCAAAAACGTCACCATTGAGCACGGTAGTTTTAGGCTTAAACTCAGTAAGCAATTTGACAAATGCTTTGTGGGCTATGGTTGATTCTTCTGGCCAGTAGTGGCAATCGCTGGCGATGAATACATGGCCATTGTCTACCTTGTGTTCTATCACCCTGCGGTTTTCTGGTATGAATGTATTGCGCTGGCTATCTTGTGGTGCTAAGTATGCTGGTAAAGAGATGCCATACTGCATTTGAATCTTGGCCTTGCGTTGGGCTAGAGCCCGGACAGACAAACCAACGTGCTCGGCAGCAATCTTCGTACTGCCAAACCGTTTCATCGAACTAATGATTTCTTCGTCAGATACTTTTTTTAGCGCCACGACTTTTCCCCGTAAGTTTAACTTCGTCGATGGGCTCATGGGAACTTGTGTCGTACATACAAGAAATAGCGACCGCCTCACGGGGAGATGCCCCCATGTGCATTGCCGCTATTGCAAAGTTAGCACCAGTACCTATGGCCCAAAAGTCGTTCTTAATTCTGGCAGGTATGATGGTACTTTCGTAAATATAAATGCCATCATGTCTGAGTTCAAGAACGGTCACGTCAATATCAGAATCTAAATCACCACCTGATTCCATTGCCTGATAAAACTTTAGAATCTTATCCCAGTCTCCGCAAGCACCATAGACACAATCCTTGCCACGTCGCAACTTCTCAACTAGGTAGAAAGAATCGTCGCCGCTAACCATACTATCTGCGGCGATTTCTCCCGTAGAAAATTTTGCGGCTACCGTTGTCACTTAATCACTAGGCTCAACAGTAAAACAATAATGAACCCGGCAGAGCCAATCAGGATTTGCTCCAGGCGCTTTAATCTAGCGTTTATCCCAAGATAGCGTTCGGCACAGACAGCCTCGTGGGTGTCAAGTTGGCTTTTGACTTCAACGATTGATGCCATTTTACAATCCCGCAGTTGTTAGGTTGGACAATTGCTCAGTTGATAAGGACTGAATCTGCTCAGTCGTAAGTGCTACCAGAGGCTCAACTGCACTAGCCAAGGCACACTCCACCCAAGCCCGGTCACCGTGGTTCCAGTTCCATTGAAAACCCTCGGTATTAACAGGCTTGGGGTCACGGACAATCCACTCCCAATTGAGCCACACCACTTCCTTGCCGTCAGGACAGGCTGGCATCTCAGGCACTAGCACCCATCCGTTTGTGCCGTCTGTTGTAGGTTTCGGGATAGACCCGTTCTTTGAAAATAGCGGCATATTAGTCTCCAAATAACGGGAATGGCGCAGTAGGTGCGGTGAAGTTAGCGGTGTAGCGAGCGTAGCCTTTGGTGATGCGAAGGTCGTCTATGTAGCCTGTCAAATAATCAATTGTTAGGCTATTTCCAATGCCGCCGATGCCAACAAAGTTTTGGTCAGGCAAAGCAGACAATGTTGTTGTTGAGCCCACCTGCGTGCCGTTCAAAAACAATTTTGCTGAACCAGCACTAACAGACAAGGCAACATGGCTCCAAGTGTTTGCGGATACAGTTCCACCAGAAATGGTCGTTACTCCACCGCCGTTTGCAGTACGCAATTCAGATACCAAAGCAGTTCCATTTAGTGCAACGTCAAGAAACGCTGGCGATGATGTTGCGGAATTAACAATGTCAAAAATGCGCTGGTAGCCACTTACAGTCGTTGGATAAATCCATGCCTCAATCGTATATGTTGTGCCAAGATTGAAATTCTGTGTATATGGCATGACGCATTTATCATTGCCATCAAAATACATACTTGAACCACCAAACTTGCTCTGCGTGGTGCTTATCTGTGCGTTGCCAACAGTCTCCAAGTCGTTAGACATGGCGTTGTCAATGATGCCGCCGTTGGTTCCTGATAGCAGCAACGATGTATTTGTAATGGCTGTGAGTGGCGCAGTCGGCGGAGTAAACGCAGCGGTGTATTGGGCCGTTCCCTTCAAGATACGAGCGCCAGAAACGTAGCCATTAAAATAATTTAAGCCAGTATCTGCACCTATGTATGTGCTAGCAGAACTAGCAAATGTTCTTGAGTCTGTATAAGTAAACTCCAATGCACCGTTGATAAATCCTCGGACAGTTGTTCCGCTTCTCGTTACGGCAACGTGCGTCCACGCAAACGACCTAATTGTATTAGTTGAGGCCGCCGCAATAGCACTATTAGTTGCGTAAGCAAGTTTAGAAGTATTTCCTGAGTCAACGCTTGTATAAATTCCGCACCCAGTAGCCGAACTTATTCGACTATCAAACAAACCTCGTATTGCATTAGTTGGCACAGCCTCATTTACATATACCCAAGCCTCATAAGTAAAGTCTCCTGAACCCATGCCGAGTGCCGTCTGTGAGGCAACGCTCAGATAATCTCCGCTACCATCAAAGTACCCAGAGCCGCCATTAGTGCCAGCAGCGTAGGCCGTCAATGTCGGGAATGGGGAGAAGGTTTGGACTGACACATCACCATTGCGAGTGATAGCAAAGGCGTTGGTGCTGTTGTCGATGAAACGGTTGCTCTGACAGGTCAGCAGGGATGTGCCAGAGATGGCGGTAAGAGGTGCGGTTGGTACGGTCAGCGTTGATTGTGTTGGGTCGTAAACCGCAGTACCCTTTACTATGCGAACATTAGACATATAGCCGCTAGTTTGGTATGTGCTAGTAGACCCCTGAATAAGTGCTCCGACGGTCGTTGTCCACGCATCGGTCACAGTACCGTTAGCAATCCGAGTGCCATTCAAGAAAATAGAAGTCTGATTGGTTCCGGTTCCTGAACGAACTAATACGCAATGGTTCCATGTGTTAAGTGTTGGGCCAGCAGAACCGCTCAATCTCCACGCAACACCGGCTGCGGCAAGGGAGAGATTCCCGCTGTTAAGGCCGAATTGCAATCCACCAGAACTATCATCTAAATATACAAACACGGCATTTGCGCCAAAACTAATTGGGTACAACCAAAACTCAATTGTGAATGTCGAACCTACTGCAAAAGCAGCATTGCTTGGTGCGGTCAAGTAATCTCCGCTGCCGTCAAAGTAGTTACTCCACCGACCATCAGGCTTAGAGAACGGCGTGAACGTGCCCTGTGTGGTGTTACCGTTGCGGGTAATTGTGAACGCATTGGTCGATGAATCTAAGAACGTATTGTTCTGTGCGCCGTTGGTGCCATCGGCAGACAACAGCATCGTGACGTTCTCGAAGTACGGGTCAGCACCGGCATTGGAAGGCGGCCACAATCCAGCACGGATGGCCTTGGTTGCCTCTGACAGCGACCAGATTCCCTTGGCGCTACTGGTCGTTGGGTTGTTTGCGGCCCCAATAACGCCGCCATTCCATCTTGGCATTAGGAAATCTCCTCGTATGAGCAGACTACTTTAAGGTCACTTGCAGAGCCAGCGGTTGCGCCAATTGACTTATCTTCTTCTA